TGAGTGTACCGCCTCGAACGATAATCATGAGCGGAGTATGCCGGCCGTTCCGGAAGTAGTTGTTGTTCAGATTTTCGGCACGATACGCACCGTCGATCGTAATACAAGCACCTAACCATCTGGGAGTGCCATAGTATCCGGCGCCGACCTTGATCTCCAAGATCTCGTTGGCCTGATATCCGAGTTCCAGCTTCCCGTGTTCATCAATATAGGTTCCATCCCTCATATCCATGATCCGGGGATCTCCAAACTCTTTGAAGTATTTGGTCTGTCCGTTTATGGTCTGCTTATACTTCTTGAACCGCTTCTTTCGTGTGACCTTCTCACCCTTGTAGGAAACCTCCTGGTCGATGAAAGGATCAATCGGATAGGTCATATCGACTGACGGAACATCACGGATGCACTCGAGGCCGACAACCTCCTGATCCGTGTTCCGCAGCACTTCCAGATATCCGATACCGTATGTCTCCGATGCCGTGATGACATTCTCGAAGATCTCCTTGGTATCCATATCGAAGTTGAGCAGGTCGAGGATCCTCTGCAAGGTATCCCATTCCTTCTTGGTCTCCGGTGTTTCGTCGAAGTCTCCGTTGTAGGAAACCTCAACCCCGAAGCCTGCGATGTTGTTCTTGTACGCCCGGATGCACTGCGGCAGGATCGTCGAGTGCTCAACCAGGAACCTCAGGCCTCGCATATCTATCCTGTGAGGAATCCATTCGGAGGCTGCGTATGTCTGTGCTTCCTCCAGCTGTTCCGAAGTGTCGCTCTTGGTGATCGTCTTCGGAGCAAGGTCTTCGTACCTGTCGAACTTGCTCTTGATCAGCTTAACGCCCACTTGGCGCTGAGATTTCTGTTCCTCCATCGTTTCCTCCTTTCAGTCCTTTTTTGTATCGGACAGGGAGCACCACAAGGAGTATGCAGTCCCCCTCATCCGGGGAACTAAGCCCTCTGTCCTTCATTTCCTTCTTTGACTCCACCTTGACCTTCGCATTCGACACATAGGAATACTTCCGCACGGACAGCTGGCCAACCAGATCATTGTCGTTTGGCAGGACGATTGTCGGCTTTCTCTCATTCCCGGCATCGTCAAAAGGTGCAATCGCATCTCTCAGCACTCCCATCATGTAGGATGTGGAATCGTAGAATACTCGATGTTTGATTACCTTGCCGAAGTTGATCGGCATGATAAGCATGTCTGTATAGAACGGATTTGTCTTTTTGATGGATACCAGCTGATCAACCACTCCGCCGCCGACACCGCCATCATCGACCTTTACCGCAACCGGTCCGGTGTATCCGAGCCGTTCCTTAATGTGTCGATAGCAGGCGCATACGCGGGAGAATGTCCACACGGTATCCTGCCCGTTATACTTGTCGAAGATCCTCACGGCCTCATTGACACGATAGCCGATGCAGGTCTTGTCATCTCCATAACGGGCAACGTCGCAGCCGATCTCCGCAACCTCTATCTGTTCCGGTTGTGGTCTCAGCCGCAGGCCTCGCTCGTCGATATACTCTCCCAGGGCTTTGGCCGTTTTATCGGACAGCTCTGTGTTGATGCTCTGTTCAATCCAGCTGATCGGGATGAACACATCATCGTCCTGCTCTGGGAACTCTCCGTCTACACGGACACGCACGACATTGCTATCCTTGCCATACTTCCTATCGAGCGATGCGATATTCTCTTTATTGGTTCGAGGGGAAGTTCTGGAGGATACTGTCATGCAGTAATATATGGATCGGTCAACCGTGAAGGCATCGTGGAAAGCACCAGTCACCTTCGTAGGGTTTCCCATCATAATCAGTTTGTTGTTTGCTCCGGTTAAAGTACCGAAGATTGCTTCCATGATCGGATCTGCGACACCGGAAGCCTCGTCGATGATGAAGAGCATATTGTCTTCGTGAAAACCTTGCATATTCTCAGGCTTTGTTGCTGTCCTCGCTACTGCGAACCAGCGTTTCTCATAGCCTTTGACATAGATATAGGTCTTCGTCCATTTGACGAGATGTGCCAGAAGCGGGCTGTTGTTCATCCACTTGGCAGCTTCGGACCACAGGACATCATGCAGCTGCTGCTTAGTCGGAGCTGTGGCCACGATACGGGCATCCGGGTAGCATAGCAGGAACCACAGAAGCACGCAGGCCTCAACACCGGTCTTTCCGACGCCTTGGCCTGACTTGATCGCCACTCTGGGATTGTCCCTCAATGCGTTCATGGCTTCCTTCTGCCACTCGTCCGGTTCAAAGTCCAGAACCTCACGGCAGAAGACCACAGGCTCATTCGCCCAGATCGTCAGACTTTCCTCGATGAATTGAATAATCTCAGCATCCATCAATCATCACCGCCCTTCGAGCGCATGATCTTGATCTTGTCGGCCCATATCTTGATAGCCTCGGAATCTCCTGCATTGCCTTCCTTGTCGTTCTGCATCTGAGCGAGTGCGGCCAGCGCCTTTGTCTTCTGATTAGTGACAGAGGTCAGCTCCTTTTGAAGTCTGATCCGCAGGTCGATAGTCGATTGTGTGAAGGTCTGTATATCTTCCGGATCACCTGGGAGCCGTTCTTCATTCTCGACCTTCTCCCGGATCCTTCTCTCATACTCTTCACGCTCAGCATCGTCCTTGAACTTCCGTTGCGTTTTGGAAGTCATGGTGCCGGATACATACAGAGGCTGATCACGATACTTTTCTATGGCTCGACGGAGGCGATACTCTTGCAACGTCAGAAGCTTTATGCTTTCCGTCAATAGCAATATCGGATCCTCGTTAATCTCTTCGAGGATCTTCTGCTCTTCTTCATCGAGTCCTGCCCAGTATTGTTTGGAATAGCCTCCATGTTTCAGAGGTTTCACAGGTAATGGATTACCTGCTCCATCGACAGCATTCTTGTTCCCTGGCTGTCCGCCTCTTTTACGCTTTTTCACCGTTGCAGTATGTGTTGCAACGCTCGTGTTGGCAGCGCAGTTCATTTGCAACGCTACCTTGGTTTTTTTTTGAGGCTCAGGATCGTCCTTCTTTCCCCATCCTTCTCTCGCTTTCCAGCTCCGGACAGTTGCATCGGACACGCCAAGTTTTTTGGCAATCTCGACCAAAGTCTTCCCTTGGTCATACATCTTCCTGGCCTTGGTTCTTTGATCGGTACTCGCCCTTGACACCTGCTCGCCTCCTCTCCATCAAAATCATCATTCGTTTTGTTTCGGCATAGCAAGGCGGCGGGAGTCCATCGCCCCCGCCGCAGCCCTTGGAGAAGGTGTTATGTCATCTATCACACTTTTGTGATAAACTCAGCCTTTGAATACTCTCTCTTGCTCGCCATCATCTTCAGGAAGTCCTCTTTCGAGAAATCACTCAACCGGAAGATTTCCTCCGGTTTCATGCCTAATTGCTTTGATATCTCGTCAATGCTCTTGCCGTCCTGCATAAGCTCCTTGACGATGTTCTTCATCGGTTCGAGCAGATGTGTACCTCTGGCGCGGTTGTGGGTAACTGTGCCGTACATATCCTCTGCTCTGTCTTCATGCTCAACGATAACGACTGGGACCTTCCCACCAAGCATTGAGATTAAAGGTTCTCTTCCTGCTACTGTCCATCGGTGGAATCCATCAATGATCGTGAGATCCGGCCGTACTACAATGGGCAAAGTCCAGCCGTTTGTTAGGATTGACTGTGTCAGTAGTTCCAAGTTCTGCTTGCTTACCTTGTTCGGGTTCCAGTCGTTCGCTTTTAATTTATTCCGATCCACCCATTGAAGGGTAGATAAGGGTTTCATGAGATTATCCATTTCCGTCCTCCTTCTTCGCTTCAGAAATATACTTGCCATATATCCTCTGATAGAGAGCACGGAAGCTTCTCAGCTTTGGATCACCGGATATGAGTCCGTCATAAATGATCTTGCAGTCCTTGTTATCCACGAATGAGCATACCTGGATGAAGAAGTTGCGGTACCGTTCGGCCACATACTTCTTGTGTTCCGTTGTGAAGTAGGTGTCCATATTATTGAACAGTTCCAGAAGCTTCTCCTTGTAGTCCTCTTCCTTCCCTTTCTCCATCGCCCGGCGTGTGCTGGTATTGCGTCCGAACATCTCGCTGTCCCAATAGAGTGCTGCGAGATATGCGTTCGGTTCTCTCCTGCATACCCGTTCCAT